CCTTTCCAAATTCATACCCATGAGGACATTCATCCTGCTTTTTTGTTGTTGATTTCTTCTTCTTTTTCTTTGGTTTTTCTTCTTCAGCTTCTTCATCATCATCCTCCTCTTCCTCATTCTCATCATCATCCTCCTCTTCCGGCTCAGGTTCTTTTTTCTTTTTTGTTGCTGATTTCTTTTTTCTGAGTTTGGGTTTTTTTTCTTCTTCTTCTTCCTCCTCCTCATTATCAGCATCTTCCACCTCATCTGCCTCATCGGCTTCATCCTCTTCTAACTCAAAGAATTTCTTTTCCATTTCTTCAGTTGAAGGAATATTTAGCAATTTATCCAAATCAGGCACCTGTTTCAGCGTCTTTTCGTCGTATCCTTCTTCCCTTTCAAGGAAATCAATCCGACTTGTTTCAGAGAATTTATTTGTGCCAATTTGGTTTTCTGAGAATCTAATTTTCAATGTCCATCCTTCTTCAGGGTCTGGAAATGTTTCATAATCTTCGTTTTCTCCAATTTCTTCGTTCAGTGTTTCTTGAAATAAGAATTGGGAAATGTCCCAAATATGAGGCTTTTCTTCCAATTTCTTATGCCCGATTGGAACGACTGCATATAGATTTCTATGTGACGCTTTCAATGCATTAGTTTCCTCCTTATCGGCACCTGCCTTGACCCTTTCCGCCCTATACTTACAGATTGGACAGGGCTTGCCTATGGAAGTCAGACAGATTAGCATTTCATTATTGACCCCTATGTTTCGATGGACTTTGAATGGGCGCTTATACCATAATTCCCCTGGTACAGCTATTCCATTCTTTTCGTCTCTATCAGGGTGGTTTTCATCTGATACCTTGTATGGAAGAATATCTAATTTAGTTCTCCCTGGTTCTTCTTTGAATATATTCACTCCTTTAGGCAAGTTTAGATAACCGTACGTGCTTGCCCGATTCTTTTGTTTTGTTACGTCAGTAGTAACCTTGCCTTTGAATTTGCTGGTCTTTTTCTTTTTCGCCATGATAGTTTACTATTTAATTAATTAATAATGATTTATTTACGGATTCTTACCTTTTTATTACTTTGCTCTTGTTTTTGTTTGTTTTCCCATTCCTTGCTCAAATCTCTTGGAACACTTGGTCCTGCAAAATATTGTTGCCCATGCAGTTTTACAAGGTTCTCCAATGCTGTTTTCTTGCTTTCAATACTTTTTACAGCTCCTTTGGCTATATTGAATTCATGTTTCTTTTCAATCACTTCGTCAGAAGCTTCTCTATAACTCTTTTGCTGAATGATAGCATTTGAAATTACAGCTTCCGTTGTTTTAGTGATTTCTTCATTAATATATTCCTTAGGGTTGGCTCTAATCTCCAGATCCAACTCTGCTTTTAATACCTCCAATCGTTCTTTAGCTTTTTCATATTCCCTTTCAGCATCTGCTTGAATCCTGGCATATTTAGCGGTCAGAGATGATTGTTCCAACCATTCTACGTCTAAAGAAGTTTCATCAATGTTTATATCTTTTTCGTAATTCAGTTCTTTGTCCATAATTTATAATTTTTTTGATACGTAATTAACTTGAATTAATTCAAATTCTATTAGTTCTCTATCTCCTATCATTCTTTCGAACTCCAACCTTGTTATATTCTTAGGATCCCCTACAATTGTATGAAATGAACCTGCCAATTTTTCTCCAGTTTCTAAACAAATAAGGCAAGCCTTTCTATATTCTGTAATGGCTATTATATACCTGGAAGACTTGTAACGGAAACATTGCCCTTTATAATAAGTTCTTTCCCGTTCAAATGCTTCTGGGAATAATTCTTGTAATATGATCCGTGCTCCTTCATTACAAATCTGAGCAGCCCTTCTAACTTTATTTCTTGTGATCTTTAATTCTTCATCCATAATTAAAATATTCTATATATCCATTAATATTAATTTACTATCCAAATCATCGTGATATTTCACTTCCCACCTGCCTATTGGGGTGGGTAATGGAACCTTAAGTTCTCCGAATTCCCATGAGAAACCTTTTTCATCATATACAGTATATACAGTGGACATAGCTACTCTCAATTCATTATGTATTGTGATTTCTATGACATCAAATACAATCGGCAATGTGATTTCTAAATAGTTATTTGCGCTCATAATTCTTCTTGTTTTATAATTTTATATTTTTTCTTATTCATGATATTAACCTTCTTTTACAATTGAGTAACAAGCAAAAACCAATCCCGGAAATCCTGAATTATAAAAGGGTTCTATAAACTCTTCTATTATCATTGCGGCCTTCCTATTATCCTTTTTCAATAAAACGGCTTGGCAGTATCCCAAGACATGCCTGCGAATACTTTCAGGGTCTTCACTTTTCAGTCCGTTCAATATCTCCTTAACTTCCTCCCAAGTTGGTTTGAAACTCATCAAAACCCTACATAACTCAATACTTTGGCTTTGTTTCTCAGCAACCTTCATAGCAGCTTCCAACCTCTTCTCCGGTTCTGTTCTCAAAACCTGATCTAAGATTTGTAAGGCATTCCGAGGCAACCCCAAACTATCCAAAATAATTTGATTTAATACATCCCTTTCCAGTGATTCACCTTCTGCCTTAGCTACCTGCCTCAATAACTTCTTCATACTTCTTTCATCTAATGGAGTAACTTGAAATTGACTACATCTACCCTTTATGGTAGGAATGAGTTTCTGCGGATCAGTCGTACATAGAATGAAATACACATGGTTTGGCGTATCTTCTAATATCTTGAGCAGGGCATTCTGAGCATCATTAGTCATTTTATGGCATTCATCAATTATCCATACCCGGCAAGGGCTTTCCAAAGGTCTGTATTGAGCTTTTTTCCTAATATCCCTGATGGTATCAATACCTCTGAAATCTGCGGAATCCACTTCCACAATATCCATTCCTTTAGCTCCTAACTCGTTGGCTACTATTCTGCCTATGGTGGTTTTCCCGCATCCAGTACTACCGTGAAAAAGAAAGGAATGCGGGCAGGTGGATGTATCTTCTAACATTCCTTTCAAAGATGAAACCAATGCTTTATTGCCTATGATTTCGTCCAACGTTGGTGGGCGGTATTTCAAATATAAACTCATTTTCCTATTGTATATGTATATTGTAATTCTAATTCCCCTATTGTAATTATTAATTGTTCTCCTTTTTCAAGGATTCTGCCTTTTGCTGAAATTGAATTACTCCAAGTGGTGCGAGGATCTTCCAATAACACATATACCCCAAAGGCATTTAATAGATGGAACCCTTTGTATTCAGGACAGCTATCAAACACCTTTATTTCCATTATGTCTCCGATAGACATACGATCTACGCTTTCTATTTCAGGCCTTTTGGATACTCTGATTATTTTATGTTTTACACCCATTAGCTTGTCCTCCTTCTTTTATAACCGTTTGTATCTCCTGAAGCAGGTTTAGCTTTATTGGCATCAGGAGTGAATTCCACGCTGGATTTGAATTTAACTTCAATTGTTATCTCCATCATTTGCCAAAATAAATGAATAACCAAAGCCTTGCCTTGATTAGTTTCTTTTAATCCAATACCGATCAAGGCACCTATGATTCCAGTTTGCCCTTCAATATTGACTATTTTTAACAGACCGATTTCAAATTCCCCTTTCCCGATGAGGAAAGTGATGGGCAGGTAATATGCGGTTCTTAATAATTTCCAAAGTTCTTTAATTTTTTTCATCATAATTGAAATAGTTTTAGGTTATTAAATTTATTTTCCATAGCTTATTTGTTTATTAAAAGTTCTTCCTTTATTATATTATACAAAAACAATTGAAATTTTTAAAATTTAAAAATCTAAATTTTTCATTTCAGCCCAACTTCCATCAATTTCCCCTATATCTGCATCAACAGATAACGGCACTATAATCCATTTCCATTGCTCCGGCAATTCTTGAGTGGTTACTTTTTTAACTACTTTCAATATATAATCCAATTCATCAGGGTGAGCATCAAACACAATGGCATCATGTATCTGCCCAATTAATTTTGTTTCCCACTTCTCTTCCACCATTATTTCAGTTAACTTGATGAAACTCCACAACAAACAATGAAAAGCTGCTCCTTGTACTGGGTAATTAATACAGTCATTTCTGCTCATAACTCCTTTGCACCTGAATCCTGTTAACATATCAATATATCCATTCTTTTGATAATATTTCCACCATTTTTCTTTCCATTCCTGATATGTAGGAAACCTATTATACCAAAAATCTTTTTCAACTTCTTTCATAAATTCAATGAAAGATTTTATTGATTTGATCCCGTGTTTAATAAGATGATCTGATAAGTGATTATTTTCTAATTCAATACCTTGTCCGCCTTTCCACCTCCCGTTTGGTAATTTCCCCCAATCACAGGCAAGACTTAAAGCGTTATTACCATAATAATCCCCGTAGAACTGCGGGAATACAAACCCGTTTTTAGCCGCTGCTCTTAGTGTATTATGGGATGGTTTTGATTTATCTAATTTTTTGATTTTAAAAATCTGTTGAGCCATATCCCCGTGCATATCAGAGGAATCACTGGTTAAGTATTTTAACATCATAGGATCCTTATGATAACAAGCAGCAATAGAAACTTCTAATTTACTAAAGTCAATTTCCAATAATCGATGACCAGGACGAGGATATAATCCTTTCCGACAAATCTGCATAGCTTCTTTATCTCGTTTGGGTATGTTTTGAAAGTTTGGGTTTCTGCTACTTCCCCTGTATGTTCTAACCCAATGTAAATCAAATGAGGGATGTATATATCCATTTACACTTTCTCGCAGAAACCCTTCTAAGTAGGTAGATTTGATTTTCTTTAATTTCCGTATTCTTAATAAATCATCTATTTCAGGAATCTGTAATTGTTTCAGAGCCTTTTCATCTGTTGAACCTTCCCCGGATTCCGTTGCATAGATAGGTTCTATTTTTTTCACTCCATATAAATACCTTCTTAATTGGGTATCTGAATTGATATTAACCTTGCTTTTTGTTGTATGCTGCCAATGTTTGAAGAAATTAGTGTTATAGAATTTCTTTTCTAACCGTTCAATCCTTTTTTGTAGTTTTTCAATTTTCTGCTCATAATAATCTACATCAATACGAATGCCTTGTCTTTCTGCCAAGGCAAATGCTTCTATTCCTTTATGGAATAATCTATATGCTTCTAATGTGTTTGGAGTCATAACTAAAAAGGTAAAAATTCATAATTCAATTGTTTCATTTGTAAAAATGCTAATCGTAATTCATATATTACATCCCACCCGCAATATTCCAATAATTTTTCTTTCCCTTGCGGCTGTTTCAATAATTCATATATCCTATTAATTGCATTACTGTTCTTGCTATCCTTTGCCTGCAAGTAAGGAGCAATTTCACTATCATAATCCACTACTCCGAATTGAACATAGGTTTGGAATTTCAAACTTGTAATACCTTGCCTATTGTCCAATATATGAGTGGCTATCATTGTATCCCATTCCCAATTCCTAACAGGCTGTCTT